CGGCCACTTTTTGACGAGCTCTCAATTTTCATCGACTACTGATCTTATTGCCTCACCACCATATTCATCGTACGCTGACGTCATTGCTTCAAGAATCTCAGGCTGGAGGCCGATGCGCGACGCAGCGAACAGGTCACCCAATGACAATTTCATGCTCCCAGGGCGTTTTTTGACAGTTAAGTGGCAAGCTCAACAAGCTGGCCCAGTTCTTGACCTGGAGTCACTCAACCCCGGCATGATAACATCTAATCTGACCGTGACCACACTCTTCGAGAACACAATCAGAGAATTGGCACCGTGGATACAAGCAAGGATGACGGGATCAAAAGGCCAGAGATACATTACACAAGGGGCAGCACCATTTCAACCGTCAGTCAATGGAGCGACATGGGCAATACCTTGCAGTGAAACCTCCGACAGGTACGTTGTACCGACCGAACTGCTTCCTAGGCCCAATGATCTGGTATACAATTATGCACTGGCGTCACTTGTAGCGCAAGGAGAGCTATCAGACTGGACAGGCAATACACTTGTACCGTTCAATCCACCTGTAGGCACTAATGCAGGTTGGATTCCAGCGGGCCATACTGTGTCACCTATGTGGAGGAGGGCGACCTTGTCAGCATCATACAACAACGGACAAACCACCATACGCTCCCCAACTAGCTACTACCAGTATAACAGTATGTGGATGCCTTGCGGCTTTCTACCGGCACCCAACGCACAGGGAACGCTACTGATCACTATTCCGTATCTCAATATACCAGCGGCCAACCTCTCACAGGCTACGCAGATCTATGGTGGCATGTTAGCGGCGCAGGTGCCAACAGTCGTAATCAATGGCTTTTCACTCCAACCGGTAGTATTCCTACCAGGCGGAAACACCAAGCGTCAGCCAAGACTCAAGGCTTTAAACGGCCAGTCAACCCCCGCCATGGAGAGCGCTTCCACGGATGGGGAGGGACAAAAGCAGGACAATTAACTTCGCTCTTACGAGCGAAGGACGGGAATGCGGGACTATGGACCGCATTAGGGAAGATGGTGGGAGATGATGTTGTAGAAATGTTGGCAATTTGTGCGCAGCAACCGGAAGCAGTTAACGATTTATATCGCGACATGGAGTCGTCTAAGATACTGCCTGATCCAAGTTTAACAAAGAGGTTGACCTGGGCCAGGATTGGTGCTGAGATTATCAGGACGAAGGAGAAAGCGCAGAAGATGTCAATACAGGAAGCAACCTACATCATGGGTATAAGAGGGAAGAAGGAGTGGGAGGAACTAACGGTGAACAAGGAACATGGCTGGGCATTCAGAGATGGCAAAGCAAAATCGCAGAGGAGAGCGCGAATTACTGATATGCTAAAACTTTACCAAGTACACGACAAAAGTGACTTTTTAATTGAGGTGTTAACTTCATTATCAAGGGATGCTGATTACATCTTTGTACTTAATATGTTAGCAAGTGCCTATTTATTCGGTGAAGTGTGGTGGAGAAGGATGGTCGAGATAGGTGTGCTCGATGGAGACATTTATCATTACATTGACGCGACAAAATGGTTGAACAACAAGATCAAGTTTTACGGTTTGGATGATGTGAACTGGACTTGGTATGTTGAGCTAGCTGCTTTGGTTGGGTTAATGAATGATTGGCCGGGATGGGATATAATCGAGGAAGCTGAAAAGTTAGCATCAGGAGGGAATGAATTTGACCTTTTTGGGCTTGACTTTGCTACAGAATTGGCAGAGAGTTGTCCGCTGAGAGGGGATACGGTGCAACCCCTGACATTTTATGAGTACCTAGCAAGTATGAAATGGGTTACGGCCGGGTCATCTACGCTGGGGGAAATGCTAGTCAGGGATCTGGACGGCAAGATACATGAGATAGGGTGCAGGAAGAACACTCTGGCCGCTGTTTATACAATAGACGACTTATACGAAATAGCAATGTCAGAAGAACACGTAGATAATATCGCACTTAGAAAAACTGAGCCGACAAAAGTTCGTATGGTTGTTAAATCACCCGACGGTGATTATTTGAGAGACGCCTACATTTTATACCTAACCGGAGGGGCAGCCAAGAAAGTGCCCGGGGTTGTTAAGGGTCAGACACCATTTCAGGAGTTCGATAGAATACTAGAGATGATGAAGAAACTCGAAACGAATTTAGGGCTAGGCTTTGATTATGAAGCGTTCGATCATCAACCAACCACAGAGCACCTGATAGCCATTATGAAGTATCTCGGCGCCTACGCAAGAAGCAATGCTCCTACTCAGACACTGGCTGAATTTGACATCATCCTTACTAAAAGTATTAATGCGTTAAGATCAGCCACGTTGGTAGCGCGAGATGGTGACATCAAGAGGGTTTTCAAAGTCACAGGAGGTCTGCTTTCAGGGCTTGCGGCAACATCAACATTCGGCGATCTGTGGAATAAAACCATGACATCTATAATGCTTAAGCTTAGCCAGAGACTAGGCGTTTACAGTAATGCCATGGCCTACGAGTCAGGTGATGACAGTGCAATATTTCCACCAAACTGGGCATCAGGTGTAATCATGGTTTTAGTTTTCACAGCAATGGGTGTTAAGGGAGGAGAAGGTAAGTTCAGTCTAAGAGGGGCGAGGCCAGGGGCAAAGCGCAA